CATCTGCATCGCTGTAGTCTTCCAAGTCAAACCATTCACCATGCAAGCGACCGGCATTGTAGGAAGCAAGGCAAGCGACATAGATACGGTAGGTGTTGTTGGTAGACATGATGCGATCCTTTTCAGTTGTGAGGCTGTTCGCCTCTTGTGTGGTCAATTCTACAGGGTTGAACATCCACGTCAACCACTATTTAACGAGAAATTGAAAACAATACAGACAGTGATGCCAACCACACAACGAACATGAATGTCAAGATAACTAACACGGCCTTCTCTGTAGGTGTCATAGCATCACCTCTGTTTCACGTGGAACACGCTCTAGGGGGAGAAAAGCCCCGTTGGTTAGACGGGGCAAGGGTGGTATTATGCCGCGTCTTGTTTCTCAGCAGTGCGGCTAGGTAGCTTCAACATCCAGCGGATCATGTCACCGATGATTGGATAGATGTCGTTATGGCGAGTGGCAAACCTCATCCACTTGTTCTGTACGTCGAAGGTGCCGATTGACCGGTTAGTGTCGCCACCATCAGGCAGATAGTCACGCAAGCCATTCAGCTTTTGCTTAATGCGTTCTTGCTCGGTCAATTCGTAGAATCTCCACACAGGGTTAGTGTGGCTGAAATTGACCTGACTCAAGCTCATCAGAAGGCGTTCCAAGTCCTCTGCTGCTGACTCATCACGCCGACGACCATACCCAAGGTCATATACAAGCTTTGCAATGGCCTTGACTACTACAGGCTGTGCTAGCACCGTGTAAGCTTTAGCCCCCGGCTTGCCAAACCCCGGAACGTTAGCGATAGCGCCCCACATTCTGCACGCTGTAGCATATTTCTCTTCTACATCAGCAGGCGTTGCACTGGCAATGCTGGTTTTATTCAGAAACAGGATTGCGTTAGTAGCTGCAAGGTCGCGGAATGTCCAGCGGCCTGTATCCTTAGACCAGTTGGATTGGTCACCGTCCGTTACATCGTCCCAATCCAGAATGTGAGGCAACAACTCATTCTGAATAAATTGGTTGACAGGGTTGGCGCTGTCGAACTTGAGAGCCAGAGAGCGCTCCACCTTTTTAGCAAGGTTGTTCAGGTCGTGAAACAGTTGTTGCTCTTCCCGAACGCCCAACCCTAGATGGATTTCCACAGCGATTTTGCTGAAGCCTCGTGCCACTTCGTCGCATTCGTCCCAAGCTGCTAACACCTCAGTTGGAATGGTTTCCTTGAAGTTACCTTCAAACAGCTTTGGCTTACGTGGATACTTACGGTTTAACCGAATCTCTGTGAGGAATTCGAAAACCAAATCCATCGCATAACGGCGGTGTTGACCGTCAATCACATACAGCATGTCACGTTGCCCGAGGAACACCTTAAAGCAAGCGGTTTCGCCGTCCGCTTCCATTCGCTTCCCTTCGATGCCAGCTCCACCGGGTTCAACGGTGCGAAGGTTGCACACGATAGGCTGCAAGCTCATGTAGGTTTGTGGCCCCATTACACGCTGTAGCTCATGCAGCGCCAGCGATTCCGGCTTATGGAAGTTGCGACGGTACTCAATAGCCGCTGCAATCATGCCCCGAAGGATATACTTTGCTAGACCGGTAGCGTGTGCCTCATTCAGTGGGCGTTGTGTGGCTGGCGAGCCGTCCGGTTGACGTTCGTTCGCCACCTTGCTCATGGCGTAGAAGTCTTTCATTGGGATCAATGCGATAAATGTACGGTGCCCCAGATTGTGACCAATGAACACCTTTTCAGGTCTGGTTTGGCTGTCTGCCTCTTTCAACAGCGAATCAATCGAAGCGAGTGGAGTTGGGAGCGATTCATTTGGCATGAACATGGCATTTCTCCTAGAGGTTAGACGTTCCACGTGGAACATCTTTTAAGCTGGGGTGTTGTGTGTTCCCCTTGCTTGATTGAAAGATTAGCACCGTGGATTGGGATGTCAAGACTATTTTCAAATTATTTTGTAGGAATGAAAAAGCCCCGACAGGCGGGGCTTTCTCTTATGCTTACAGCTTACAAATAGAAATCAATATCAACATCATTACCCTGTCGCATTTGAGACTGTAAGGAGGTTTGCAACTCTTCCTGAAAGTCTCTTTTTTCACGTTCAAACGTAAACGGTGAAACTTGTTGCAGCACACTACCGGGAGCCATCCCGATGTTACAGATAACAACATCTGTATAAGTGTCGTCTAAATGCTTGACAAACTCATCATCAGACACTACCACCGTCCCTAGTGTAACACTATAACCACGGAAAGCCTTTACATTCCCCAATGCCAGCACAACCTGATTCATACTGCCCAATCCATTTTACTCCTAGTGAAGCCGGGGGCTGCCGTTCTGGCTTGTCCGTCCCGGTGACGCCATTGTATAGACTCTAGGGGCCAAAGCAACCCCTAGAACCACCTTTAGAACACCTTTATTCATCCTCAAAAATGTACTCATCACCCCCAACTTTACAGCTTTTCATTTTCGACAGGGTGACGTTTACCCAAGGGAACGGCACACCTTTTGCAAGCTTGTCAGGATCGGCGGCTGTGTAGTTGTCGGGGTTGTGGGCCGCTGGATTGGCCTGTACCACAGTGTTAGTGCCACTGGCAAGAGCTTTATTCATCCATTGCTTAAGCACGCGGTGTGTGGTAGTGCCGTCCTTTTTCTGCCACGTCACTGCAAACATCTGGCCTTTGTTACCGTCCAGAATTTCACGTTTCTTTTCGATTGAAGCGCCTTTGATTACGATGGTAGCCATTTGCCTGTACTCTCTTTGGGTTGGTGACATGGTGATTCTAGGTTGATTTTGAAGCCTTGTCAATCACTTTCATCAGGAGAAATTGTAACAGGGAAATCGTAATCCCCCTCTATACAACTCATCACCTTTTCAGCGTCCATTGTAACAGGGTAGAACACTTTGTCAATATGTCTTACAACACCTTTTCTATATACTTTCCAGAACACTCTATTACCCATATTTATAACAGGCTTGACCGCCTTTAGTTTGAAATTGAGACGGGAACCAGTTCACTCCCCATACTGTTAGCATTGCTTGCAACTGTCTTGTAAGGCTGTTAGAGCGCATATCGGGGCACGTTTCCTTGTAATATATCTCACCACAAGGTTGAACTATCACACCGCTACAGCCTACGCTGTGCGCCTCTGACTTGAAGGCTACAATCCTATGCCATCCTTTGTGGTCCCTAAACAGCTTGATATGCTTGCCGTCTGGGGTTGTTGTGTCTCTTACTAGTGACTCTAATCCTGTGGTAGTGCAACGGTTAAGCGCATGCATGATCGTTTTATTCAACTTACAAACCCTTATTCTGTATATAGAACCAGACCACCACAACCACCACTAGCGCAACTTTGAATGCTTTTTGAGTATCGATGTGGTTTAGGTATTGCTCCCATTGTGTAGGGAGCTTGTCACCAGTCCTATCTATCAACTCTTTTTCAACTGTAGGATCAATGCCTAAGGCTTTATCCTTAGTTGCCTGTAACTTTTCACGCTGTACTTTAATATACAAGCGGCTTTCTTGCTCTTGTTCTTCTGGTACTTTGCTAGCTTTAACAGCCGCTTCAAACTCCCTTTCTAGCTTATCAAGGTTGTCTAGCTTTTCTTCTACTGGTGATAATCTGTAGCGTAACGGCTTGACAGGCTTTACAACGGTTACACGTAACCCCGCCATTAAATAGCCACGTACCACACACCGTTAGACTTGTATAGTTTGCAGTGTGTGCCACGTTCGGCATGCATTACAGCAACGGCACTAGCAAAACCAACATTAGGGAAGCCAAAGACCTGCATTATTCATCACTCCCTTTCATGTTGTAAGAGCGACGACCATGAGGGGAATTGCGTTTCCCTTGTGCTGCCTTGCGTGCTTCTTTCTTGGCTTGCTCATATTCATAAGCGGTGTTGAATTCATTTGCTTTAACTGGACGGGACATTCTACTACTTTCCTTTTACTGCTTTAGTTTGTGTGCCGGTACTTTAAGGCTATCGACTTACCTTGTACAGCTTTATTTGAAACTAATTTCACGACCACCCATGCGAACACTTTGGATAGTTTCCATGTTCACATTACGAAACTGTTCTTTACCGTTCTTATCTTTCTGTGCTAGCACCACAGTCAGATACTTTTCAAAGTGACTTGTAGTGTTGCCGCCATCATGGCCTTCGACTTTGCGAACATGACCAGTCAACTTACGTTCGGTGCCATCTTTCTTGATGAATGTAACACCGAACCACTTAGAGCCATTGCTTTTGATCAGGGTAGCAACTGCCTTCGATACAGCGTCAGTCTTAACTACTTGCAACATCTTTAAACCCTCTTGATTAGTGAGCCGCTATTCTAAGGTTAGCGGCATACCCTGTCAACTAATTACTTAGTCATTCGTTGCACTTTGTGTGCATTGCCCAGACCATAATCCAACATGGCGATACGCTGGCTAGCTTCAGCCGCTTGTTTCTGGAGTTCTGCAATTTGAGCTTGCAACTTGTCACGTTTAGCGGCTTGACGTGCAATCTCTTTCAGGAACTGTGCAACACTACGCTTTTTAGTATCCTCTTCCATTTGCAGGATGGTGATATAACGTAGGTCAAGGCAACGTTGGTTTCCACTATCAGCAACTGGCTCAAAGTAGGGATCAGATGAATTATCATCACGAACAAAGCGCCACAGTGTACCGTCACGGTATTCAACCAAACTAACACCGACAACCAAACCCACACGAGTTGCTGGCGTCATATCTCTAGCCAATGCGTCATCCCATTTGTTTTCGATATGTTCTATCAACTCTTCAAGTTGGGCCAAACGCAAAGCACCATATTCACCGCCCCACTTATTATTGAATTCAGACCATGCATTGTCAGCGGCCTGACTACGCTCTTTTTGAGTGGCCCCACCTTTTGGATGGTTGACAGGGTAGTGATAGTTGCCACTGTAACTTGGCAGACGACGAATCACGTTATCTTTGATAAGTGCCATTGTGTCAGAACTAACATTATCTGGAGTGCAACGGCTGATGTTATCACAGATGCCATAACCAGTGTAGAACAAAGAGTCGGATTGGCTCTCACCATTACGGTGTGCAATGGCGCGATTACGCATGGTGTTGAATGTAGCAAGAGCTTGACTTTGAACTGTATTCACTGTACCAGTTGTGTCTGAATCAAATCTGATTTGGATAGTTTGAGCTGGCACTGGCATCACTGGTACTGCCGGAACTGCTACAGGCGTAGAATCGATATTATCCAAATTGACGTAACGAGTTTTAGACGGGTTGTCTACAAGTTCAAACAGTGGGCAATGCGAGCTGTCATCGCTCTTGAGGCGAATCAGAACACCTTCGCTGAATATCCGTGTTTCGGTTTCAATCATGCGTACAACTTGACCGACCGCGATACCTTTATCTTGAGCTAGAGTAGTCATTGCGTTTCTCTTTCCTTGCCGTTGGTGGCGTTCTGTTTAAGTGGGGCCATCTTATCACCAACCGACATTAGGTCAACATCTTTTTATTCTAATGCTGAAAATACTTTGTGCTATTACAGAAGCCGAAAGGCTGTCTACTAAATGAACCGGGCGTGCGTGCGTATACAGGATAATTTATTTTTGTCAAGGGGTTGCATCGTGTGTGCCAACGGCATACAATCATACACAGCAGGCAACGCAGCCCCGGACAGGGTAAGCACTGGAGACAAACAGGGAGGGTGGTCGTTATTCCTAGTTGGCACGCTTTATGCTATAGCAAATCCTATGCCTAAAATAGTTGTTGCATTCTCAAATTCAGGGTGGTAATCTGGCTTCACTTTAAAACCTTTGATCAGTCGTCAAGGGGATCACTTGCCCCAGCGCCAACTGAGCGAGGCTTGGTTGTGCCTGTGTGGTTTGTCAAGCTAAAATCGAGATTTCTGAAAAAGATAGATAGCCTGCTAACTATAATCGTTAGGGTGCTAACCAATTAGATAGCTCGCTAACAGTCTCAAATCTTGTGGCACGTCACTTCCCCAGAAAACCGGGGTGGATTTCTCTGTACAGGAATCCCTGTAAAAAGCTGTCCAGTCCCCAGTGCCATGAAAACCTGTCCAGTCCCCAATTCCTGTGAAAATCCCTCCAGTCCTCAGTCGAACAGACTTCCAATCAAACCTAAGGCACCATCAATCACATCGCCTGCGATATCGAATGCAACATAGGCTGTGGCTACGTCTACGGCTGTCTCAAGCACGTCTTCGATAAAGGTGGAGCTACTATAGCGTTCAACGTGGCGAGGGCAGGAAGCGCCCTTGTAGTGCGTTACAAAGATGTGTCCACAGTGATTGCATTTCATTCTGTAGTGAGTCATTGGTGTCTCCTTGTTTAGTTGATGAGTCTATTGTAGACCTCTGTTACTGGTTGTGTCTAGCTTTTCTTCAAGGCATTTTGGGATTATAGGGTGCCTACCAAATCTTCCAGCGGAATAGTGGGGCTGGCAAAAGTAATCTGCACAAATAAGGGTGCCCCTAAAAGTAAGGCAAAAGAATGCCCGCCACCAAATAATGGGGCGGGCTCTTTTCTTACAGGATTCCGTCTTCGACGATAGAAGTAATTTTGTTCAGCTTCCATTCAGCTTCCCAGAGCTTAGCCTTGACTGCTGCAAGTTCCACCTTCAGTTCAGCTATAGTTGGCTCAACAATCACTGGAACATGCTCAACTACAACCACTTGCAGTATCTCAGTTGCATCGACACTGACCGAACATTTGGAACGGTGTGTATTAGGTAGAATACCTTTCACAAATGCACATCGGTGGCGCTGTGGGAACACATAGGGTTGGTGGTCGAAGAAGTGAACACCATACGAGTCAGAGCCTACGTGTGTAGCCCAGCTTGGAGCTTTGGCAAAGTATGGGGAAAGCCGTGTGAAGGCTTCTGGTGTGATTGGTGCGAGGTCATAGTTTGGTAGTTTTGGCTTGGACATTATGATTCTCCTTTGTTTGGTTGATGCCGCCATTGTATAGAGCTTATGGGGTGCCGTCAATACCTTTTTCACTAAATTCTAGACAAAAGAAAGCCCGCCGAAGCGGGCTAAATCATACAGCAGTTCGTTTCTCTACGAGAACTCTTTCAAGGAACTCAATGTGTTCCTCAAGCCAGTGGATTCTACGAGGTACGGAGCAGGATTTTCTATCTCTCACGAAGATGGATAGTTCCAACTCTACTTCTCGCATAGTCTTTTTCTCATAGATGGCGATCTTATTTTCATCTGACATATCCATGTCTCCTATGAGGGTTGTTCTTACGAACGGGGGTCGTCCTTATTACATTCTACCTTGTTATCAGTATCGCGTCAAGGTAATTCTTGACGGTTCTTCAAGGAAGTTTTTGGCTTCCTGTAAGCTTCCAAACTCCCAGCGGATGGCTCTATCACAGGCTCTCGGGAGGTAAGCCCAGAGTCTTCCAGTGCGTTCAATTGTGCCTAGTGGGCGTTTCTTGAAGCGTACAAGGATGTCGTTTTCACGTTGAGAGTAATTCAGCATGTGTTGCTCCTTAGATTACACGGACGAAGTAGGCCAGCTCAGGGCGATCAGGGAACATTACATCACCATCGTCATCTTTGAATGCAACAGGTTGCTCACGATCACGAAGGTCCAACTCCACTACAGTGTAGACTTCATCTTTGGTAAAGAAGTCTACTGCTTCGGAGATACACTTAAACTTCTGACCTTCTCGGATGTTACCTTCAGTAATGAAGTCCAAGACTGTGCGGGTCGTCGCAGTAACACGTACTGGAATTGGAGAGATTTCCTCACCACGTTTCAGGCCGTACTGAGCCAGCAATGCATCTAGTGTTTCAGTCTGTTCAATAACCAGCTTGACAGCGTTATCACGAGCAATGATGGACTCTTTGAGAGTCACCATCTTGTCAAGGATGTCTTTGCCGATTGCTGCATGTTGCGATGGAGCAGCTTCTACCAGTGTCAGGCTTTCGTAATTAGTCCAGTTGAATTGGAAGCTATCATACTCAACACGGACTGGCAGAAGCTTGGATTGTTCATCAATACGACTGACAGTTGCAACCATACCATAACGATGATCAGCTACGTTGTAAGCGTTATGATTGATACGCACCTTGTCACCAACTTTAAAAGACATTGTGTTCTCCTTATTTAATGAAATTGTATTTGGTTTTGTACTCAGTGAGTACGTGTTGAGTGTAGTCCTCTGCAAATGTCTTGATTGTAGCAGCCATCATACCCGGCGTAAAGTTCCGACACTGCCCACCGATCTTAGTGGTGATCATTCCGTTCAGCTCAGTCTTATATGTCACAGCACTTGCGAGGCACACAGTCAAATTACCTTTTATGAGGTCTGTATCCTTCACACCAGCTTGATCCATCAGATCAGCCACTTCCTTTGCAGTGCTAGCCAGTGGGACCATAAGACCACCGCCAGAGCCCACGTCAATTTTTGTTTGTGCAAGTTCAGCAGTCACCTTACCCATCTTGACAATCATACCACCAGAAGTGGTGATAGTGTTCTCTGGATTCTTTTCTTGACTTTGCACTTGATTGATACCAAAACCAATCGCGATTGTGATCAACAGACCGCCGATGACACTCAGTAACGTTTTCAAATTGTTTCCTCCACTAGATCATTTAGTTCCGTTTCAATCCCCTTGTAGCTTTCATGAGTGATTGTCATATCTGCAAACCATGCACCAGCAGCTCCGCGAGCCATACTGATCCAGTGCTTCTTGGTTTCCTTGTTGTTGCTTCTACCCACTTCAGCGATGTACCATTGAATGTGGGCCAGTTTTTGCTCAGTCGTCACTATACATTTCCTCCCGCTCTTCAGCCATTGCAATCATATCGTTGAAGTCACGGCGACCAAGGTGTTTCTCAAGGTAGGCTAGTAGCTTCGCATCTTCGATCAACTGTACTATATCTTCAGGATCAATGCAACCGATGGCTTTGTAGTTTTGCTCTACAGTTTCAATTGTCCAATCTTCAGTCCAGTGGCTCATTTATCTTTTACTCCCAATTGAAGTTCGTATTCACCTTTGAACTTAGATAATTCAAAGTGCAGGCCGTAAATGTAATCTACTTCTGATGTGTCACCCACATCTTTCCACTGCTGGTACTCGACATGGTTATGGAAGTCTTCAATACGACAGTTACCACCTTGATCGTAATAACCACTCCCACTACTGTGACTCAAGACCTGAATCTTAGCACTTTGTGGCAGTGTCTGCAACCATTCAATGAACTCTGAAACGATCACTCCATACCTCCAAGTGTTTCGAATAAGTGGTGACCGGGTGTGATACCATCTTGAGCTAAACGTGCATTGATTCGGAATTGAATCAGAGCATCTGCATTATGCTGGCCCATCTTTTCCTTGACTACATCTTGGCAATCCCAGTGACATTGCAACAAACCATTGAAGGTTTGACCGTTGAGCATTGGCTTGTTGCAACCCGGACATTCTCGGCTTTGTGGCTTCATTTCTTTGCTCCTTCGATACGTTTAATGGATTTGTTGAAGATGTTACGGCCTGCCTTCAGACCTATGATACCAAGCCCTTCGAACTGGGCTTTGAGGTTGTTGGCCCCGTTACAACATGCAACAACATTACCCGGAACGTATCCCTTTTTACAGTCAACACGGTCAATTGTCCGATCAGACATCAAACGGCCACCAACTTGGTCATCATTCAACCCCGCAGGCTCAGTCAGTATGATGCCTGTATAGTAGCAACGTTTAGCACTCATCAAATTCTTCATCGACTGAAAGGTAAGAGCGAATTCAATTCCTCGACGCTTTGCGTCCTTTTCTTTTGAGATAAGCTTCTTTGCAATTTTCAGTTCGAAGTCTGCGGATGCCATTGTGTCTCTCCTGTGTTCGTTTCGTTGGGCTTATTCTGAGGGCTTTCACCCTCAGTGTCAATCTTTATTGTGCAGCTTCTTCAGCTTCAAGTTTAACCAGTTCTTCTTTCAACGCTACGATACGCTTCTGACGTTCAGTCAGGCGTGGTTCGAGCAAGAAGGTAACCAAGTCCCCGATGGTTTTGAAGTGATTGGACGCCTGCATTTGGCTGCCCCAGATATAACCGTTAGCTAGAGTGTATCGGATTGTACTACGATCCGCGCCATAGCCGGTGGTGTAGAAATTCTCATTACCATACGGTGATGCCTTGAAGCCGAGCTTCATCAGGATATGGTGTGCAGTGTTGAATTCTTTCTCGTTGTTAACCTGTACGCTAAAGCTTTCTGGGAAATTCTCGATAACCTTGTTCATTATTTACCCTCCATAAAATCAAACAGTTCATTTATCTTGTCACGACCAGCAGCGAGAACCATGTTTGGGAACTCCTGCCCAATGCTACGGTTCTTTACAAACTTCCCATCTTGTACGATGTAGTTTGCATTACGGATCAGCTTGAAACCACGCATACCATCTTCCAGCCCACGTTGCAACTGCTCAACGTTGGCGAAGTAGTAAGTGACGCCTTCAACTTCCAACTTCACTTCCATCATGTCTTTATCAAGAAACATTATTTCTTCCTCCGAAGTTGAATTGCAGTAATGATTGTTGCGATGACAAAGCTAGCTGGAATAATCATCAAGAGTCCTAGCATAACCAAATCCCAATTCATTAGTAGCTCCCATTATATGGTTTCAGTAAGTGTTTGTTTGCGTTGAAGCGTTTGAGGTAGCCATCTTCGCCTTCTTTCTCGTAGATGTCAAGCACTTTATTGTAATTCTCCCAAGCAAACTCTCGAAACCAACCAGATGTAATGCTGGTACACACTTTCATCAGTGCATACTCAAAACTCTTACGTGGGCTCGCTTCAGGGAACGGAATCTGAGAACGCTCTAGAGCAAGCACGCAGCTCTCTTCATACACACCGCGAAGACGAATCACTTCGTCAACAGCAAAGAACTTATCCTTACTGGTCATCACCGCAGCACCATCCTTCATATAGAAGGTGTAGGCTGGTACATGACGACCAAGCCACTCTAAGCCTTCGTTATTAATATGAAAATCATCAGAGACGTATGTCATAGCTTGAGTCAAGTGGATTGTGTCGTGATCATAGATGTACGGAACACCATCACCATCGAAGAACGCACTCTTGCTCACGTCCAGCTTAGGGTGTGCATAGGTGTATGTCTCTGCTTCCCGCTGTACCAACACTTCTTGCAACCACTCATCCAACACCACACCAGCGGCACGGAGTTTCTGAATGTCACGCATGGTCTTCAGGAAGTGAGGACTGTTGCGACGGTAACGGTGGCTCAGCTTCAACATAAGCAACACTTCAAGTGGGGCAAATGTCATAGATGATCCAGTGCTGTAACGGTCCAGAAGGCGCTCATTGGTCGTCTGGTCACCAGCAATCTCAAACTCGTAGTTCCACCCATCTTTAGTGCGAACGTGCATCTTGGTGGCGCTCAGAGGCTTACAGAGGACGATATCACCCTTCTCAAACCCACGGCTCCATGTACGGAATTCCTTCATTGTCCCGATGATATCTGTATCGTTTGGAACGATGCCAGCTTCAGGAAAGTGGTGACGCATTGCTTGACTGCCAATTACGAGCATTTCTCAGTCTCCTTTACGTTTTCATTGGCGAAGATGATAGCATCATCGTCGAGTGGTGGCAAGGGCATTAGATACTTAGCTGCAATGTTCGCATGATTCTCAATTAGAAGGTAGTGCGTGTGAATACCAGAAACAATTGCCATCCTCTCTGTACTGATATGCCCAGCGACAAAGCCCAACGCTGTGAACTCAGGAGGGAGACATTTACCAGCTTCCACGAGAGCTTCAATCACAACCATCTTACCGATAACGTGAGAGTTCTCAGGATTCCGGCAGCCAATGATCATGGCGGGATCACCAACCTTCAGTTCTTGATTGAAGGGCTCGTTCCGAGGGTCTACCATCTTAGTCTCCTATTGTGAGGGTTACGTTGAGGTCTAGATTCTGAAGCATCTTGAACAGCATGTCAAGAGAGAATTTATCTGTTTTCAAATTAAACAGGTCGCTGACTCTTGGTTGTGTTGTGCTTGTCAGCTCAGCAATGTCCTTTTGTGTGAGGCTCACTTGAGCAGCATAGCTGCGTATTTTTACAGCGATTTGTCTTTTCAATTGTGTCAACATTTCTTTCTCCCACAGAAAAGCCCGCCGAAGCGGGCCTTGTGTTAACAGCTCTGACTAGAGGCTTGCCATCCACTCTCTTTCAGGTCACCGTATTCATCCTCTTCACCATCTTCGAGAGGTGTGTATGAGCCACCCATACCGTAAGCACCGAGATTCATAGAGAACGATAGGCCATGCTCATCTGCGATACGTTCTGCTTCCCATACAAGAGATTGGGCAGACTCAAGGGCATCGTTGATTTCCTTTGCTGCTTCCACCAACGTAGGGTTTTCTTTGTTTTTGCCGTAAAGAGAAGCCCCCATTACAAGTCCCAACCATAGTCGTACTCAGAAGCAGACTCTTCCCACTCACAACCACCAGAAGGCGACCACAACGAGCGTGGAGTGTATTCACGAACACTACCATCACGGTCATAGATGAAGTGGATTTCCAACTCTTCAGCAATCTCAGAAGCCTGTTCTTCAACAACCTCTACCAGTTGCTCAAGGTTGTAGTCTGCCAGAGTAAGTTCGTCCATCTGAGCCAGAGCTTCAAGGATGATACGAGCGTTGTTCAGGCCATCAAGACCTTCACCATCAAACTCCAGATGCTTATAGGTGTGACGGGACACTTCAGCGTCGCCAGTACGGCTGTATGGCTTGTAGTTGTAAGCCACTTCAACTTGACGCAGTTCAACGCCACCAAGTACAACGGTTTCCAGAGTAGTGCGAGTTTCGTTACGATCAAAAGACATAGTAGTTCTCCTTATAAGTGATTGATTAGCAGTTGCTAGACGACCAAGAGTCGTTGTTGTAGTCAGCATCAATTGTATTGGGCCAAGGGCCATCTTCAGTTGGGATACGCAGTTCCACTTCGATATCATGGTAGTCTGCCAGCTCGCGAATCTCTTTGTACAGTGCTTGTATTGCATTGCAGTTCTCTGCTACACGTTGTACAGCATCAGCTTCATTGTAGATCATTTTGCTCTCCTTATGTGAGTTTGTTTACAGATTGTGCCATCAAGATACAGCCTACGATAATACCAATCCAATGCAGCGGAATGTACTTCGGAGGGGACAACAGGATACCATTACTGTTCAGCATGGTCAAGATAAATCCAATCATAAAAATGATCATTTATTACTCCACTACGATTCGGATATTACGAAGGGAAACACCAGACATATTAGAATCTTTGATGTTGTGTAGGACAGAATGAACCCTCCAAGTCTTCCCATCTATCCACTCCAAGAACTCTCCCTGTTGAGGGATTATATCAGTATGGTACACACTTTCTGTGTTAGGTATATGTTCAATCCAGCGGTCATGCCCACCACCGTGGGCAATGGACGGGTGTTTGAAAACCACGATTACCTTGATCACGACATATTCCCCGCTACTTCAATGGTGATGTACAACGCAGCGAGTGCGTTCAGAGGCCAGATTGTATTGCCTTTAGAGCAGGCCATAGTCATATTTGCAACCCACAAGATACATTGTACTACCAACATTGTCAATCTCCTATTTGAAAGTGAAGTAGGCTTCGTAGAACTCGTTGTAAGCTGGTTTGTTGTACGTCACAGTCCAGCCAGCGGAACGGTAATGTTCTTCTACATCCAACCAGTGGTTCCCGTAGATGGTAGAGCGAGTCTCTTCGCTAGCAGCGACGATCTTCCGCATCACGTCATCTTGCTTTACCGTGGTGCTACCTTTCAGCTTAGCTTCGAGGATACACTCGTTGAATGCTTGGATCACGAAGTCTGGGAACTCCCGCTTAGCTACAGCAGTGTTCACTTCTTCTCTGGTAATCGGCTTCAACATTACACCCTCCCACGATAATTAGCACGGCGTTCATCTTCAGCCGCTTTCTTGTCAATTGCCTCTTGTTCAAGCTGACGACCACGATATGCAACATCCCGTAGCGAGCTTTCCCAAGCTTCCTGATACTGATTCCGCATATCTTGAACTTCTTTCAAGAGTTTGTCAAGCTTGGCAATGCGTTTTTCGTAACTCTTTTGATCACGGCAATCGAAGTCTAACGATACTTGGCGATTGCAGTCGTTTACTTTGATTTCACCACGCAGCCAAGCTGCACCGTCTCGGACATGGTATTCAGTGATGTCCTTTTGACGTGGTGTTTCGATCTGGCAAACGATGCTACCAGTTTCATCAGCACATGGCGACAAGAACTCTTTGCGAACATACCGCATTCTATCCCTCCTACAAGCAAGCCCCACACCTTGTGGGTATGGGGCTCATTCTACAGGTTTACAGAGGCGTGTCAACCACCAAATGCAAATATCTTGTGTAATCTACATCACCCGGCAAGCCAGTGTGAGAGTAGTCAGTCACTTTCTTCTCGAAGAAGTTGTCGTGACGGGCGCCGGACAGCATCCAGTCCATCCATTCCAGAGGGTTTAGACGTACATAACCTTTGAGCCCAAGCTGGTTCAGACGTAGGTCTTCAAGGAATTCCATGTACTCATAGGCATCCTCTTTGGTCAGGTCTTCAGGTTCCCCATGGGAGTAGATCAGGTCAATCAGGTGTTGCTCAGCCTCTTTGTACTTACGAGCCGTAGCACGCAGGATACGGTCCAGACGTTCGTTCTCGACTGGTGTCAGGTCTTGACGTGCTACAGACAGGATGCGGATGTTATTCTCAACGTGTTCCTGTTCGTCCGTGAGTGACCACTGGTTCACGTCGTTGAAGCCCATGATGATGCCTTGACGCTTGTAGTTCAGCAATACCATGAATGCAGCGAACAAACCTTGACCTTCACCCAATAGAATCTGGCCTAAGCCTACACAGAATTTGAACTCATCGCGATCTTGAGGCTCGTACAGAGTCTCTTCCATTGCATCAATCTTGTCCCGCATTTCCTTGTAGTTATGGAATGCTGTCCACTCACTATCAGAGAAACCAAAGGCTTCAGCAGCAAGAGCATACGCCCGCTGGTGCATAACTTCTTTAGACATCTGTTCAATGATGACGTTACGAATTTCATTGTTCTTTACGAACGGGAGAATCTTTCCGTAGCCTGTTGCAACAGTTCGGTCCAGCTCAGTGAACATACACAGTAATGTCTTGATGATATATTTATTGACATCGTGCGAGACGGTCTTGGTTTGCAACCCACTCGTGGAGTGGTATTGTGCTACGTCGTCAACCATTTGAATCTGCCCAGTGTGCCAGTACAAGTCTTGACTCTGACGCTTGGAAGCTTCAGCAGCCCACGGATACGTGAAAGGACGGTACGCTACACTCTCTTTAAAAATACTCATAATTCTCCTTAAATGAGGGGCCGAAGCCCCTTTTCAATCAGCCTTCACATGCCAAACATGTGTTCTCAGTGAACTCAATCTTCATCTTGACAGCATTCAGCGGTGCTGTCGAGCCATCCCCAATAGACACCTTGGTGGCAGCAGAAGAACGGCAGTAGTATAGAGACTTAAGCCCTTTAGCCCATGCAGCCATGTGAATGTCTGTCATTTCCTGACGTGTGATATCAGGACGAACATAGATGTTCACGCTCTGACTCTGGCAGATATGAGGCTGAGCAGTTGCAGCAGCTTCAATAATCCACATCGGATTGATTTCACGGAGAGTCTTGTAGACGCTCTTCTCGTGTTCAGACAAGAAGTCAAGGTTCTGACATCCTTCATCCAACATCACTTGCTTCCAAACTTCTGGAGTATCTTGTCCCTTCTCTTTCAGCAATGCTTCGAAGTGCGGGTTCTTCACTAGGTACGATCCTGCACGTCCCTGTGAATTAAAGCACAAGCCAGCCCACGGCTCACGACTTGGAGACACGTTCACCAACGAGCTAGAAGACGCGTTAGGGGCGATTGCGAACAAATGGCTGTTACGGTAGCCGGAGCCTTCGCAATCAGGTGCCTCGCCTCTCAGAGAGCCTAGACGGATGCTTTCTGCTACAGCTTGACGACGCATGTGCGAGTGAACCATGTTCGTGTGTTGAATGTTACTGTTGAAACCACCAGACTCGAATGCAATGTTGTGACGTTGCAGGTAAGAGTGCCAGCCCATCAGACCAATACCCAATGCACGTTCTTTCTTGGCCGAGTGAATTGCACGTTGCAAACTCTTCGGTGCCAAACGAATGAAGAATTCCAACACGTTGTCCAAGAATCGAACAAGGTCAGCAATCATGTTTGTATCTTTCCACTCAGGGAACTTGTCAGCGTTAGGCGAAGACAGGCAACATACCGCAGTTCGCTTGGCAGATGTACGGAGAGTGATTTCCGAACACAAGTTAGACTGCAATACATGATAACGAGGGTTAGTGATTTGCTTTGGCAGGTTACGGTTTACAGTGTTGATGAACAACATGTAAGGTTCACCTGTGTCCTTGCGGACATCCATCAACTCATCCCACAACTCACGGGCATCCTCAAAGCGACCAGTTGGGCCATGCTTTGGGTCTACCAGTTCCCACTTCTCGCCCAGAATAACAGCATGCATAAACGCATCTGGAATGTTTAGGCCGTTGTTCAAGTTGAACATCTTCTGATCAGCTACGCCACCGCTTGGGTTACGCATTTGCATGAACGGACGAATCTCAGGGTGTGCCATGTCCAAGTAGATAGCCATACTACCACGTCGTGTGCGGCTCTGTCGGTAGGCAATACACATGGCATCGTAGAGTTTGTTGTGTGCCATAACTCCAGTGGACTTTTCATCTGGGGCTCGCTGTCCAGCATACAGGCCAACACCCCCGCCCATCATGCTCAACACTTTGGCTTCAGCGTCAGCGATAACCAAACCTTCTTTACTGTCAGCAATCATGCTCAGGAAGCAACTGATAGGCAAGCCATCTGGTTTGATATTAGCTTCAAGCCAATCACCAGCTTCTTGGAATTGGTCTTCACCAAACACAGGCCAGATGATGTCTACAGCATTCGATTGTACAGGGGAAGCTCCTACAAACCATTGATTGCTGGCGTAATCATAGATACGCTGAGCAAATGCATAGTCACCGAACGAGAAGCAGGTTGCCATACGAGCGATGGTTTCCTGCGGACTGTTCTCGTGTTCTCGTTTGTAGAAGCCCTTACCTGTGAGCATTGCTAAGCCTTGTTCGGGGATATTCCGGTCACGGCTATAGTCAATGGTAATTCCTAGATATTGGGCTTCGTGTGTCAAGTAATACTCCTTAGTCTGAAATACAGAGGACGTTAGTCCTCAATCATCTTATCTTGTGTTCCAACGTAGCTCATGCGACGTAGGTGTGTTCTTACTTCAGCATCTTTGACAGAACGAATCTGAGCATCAATACTCGCACAACCTGTAGCAATCCAAGCTGAATCAGTTCGTTCGAAGCCTTGTACTCGAATACCTGTGTAGAGGATATTGTTGATCGTACGGTGTGTGCTAGCAACTAACTCATAACCAAGATCAACTTCCATCCCATTGGTCTTGAGGATTGCTTCAAACACTTTGACGTTCTGGCTTTCATAAGCCTCTTTGAATCCATCCACAAGGAATAGGTCATGGAAGCTCAAGTTGTAATCTGTCTCGCGACTACCTTCTGCGATATTTCGTTGCATTTTATTTCCCCTTACCACGTGGAGCTACGTTATTTGGAATGAGTTGTCTGTGTTGAATCCATCCAACGAAGTTACCGCTCCAGAATTTGCCAGCTCTATCTCTGTGAGTGATCCCTTTATTGCGGAAGTCAGCACCACGTTTCATTGGCTTGGCTTGGTGTTCAAATGGCGAAGCATGTACAGGCTCAGACTCTACCAAACGAGCGTAGATCATACGAGCTTTGTCTAGTGTGTCGTCCAGCTTGCGGAAGCTCACTTGGGCACAGCACGAGCTAGAGATAGCCAGAGCGTCCTCAAGAGGAATGCCGCAATCAAGCAGCCAGTAGCCTTCACCGAAGTAAGGCATGTGCCAATCATCAGGTGTCAAGTCTGCTGGGTTTGTGTTGTCCAGTTGCTCAAGCATGGCAACAGCCAATGCACGAATTTCTGGTTGTGCATCGTCATGGTCACGAAGCCAGAACCAGTTCTCGAAACAAGTTGCAGTTACAACAGTCTTCATCCATTGAAATGGTTCAAGAATCCTGTTTGCGATTTGCTTGTGGGCACCCTCAGATGCCATGAACTCAGCAGAATCAGCAGCATTCATGGCTGCCATTTGCCACTCACCTTTAACATCAACCAAGTTACAACCTGAAAGTTGTTCTTTGGCTTGCATACCGGCTTGGTTAGCGCCCCAATGAATCGGCATTGCTGGATTGTTTCTTACTTGGTCAATGATTGTTGCAACTGGGATAGCCCGAGAGCTTGCAGCGTTGCGACTGAAGAGACGATGGGTCATCAGTTCACCGTGGATGAACCGTTGATATTCTAATTCAAACGTGACGATTAACTGTCCGCTTGGAGCCCGTGAATAGGCTATGATTTTCGCTGTGATGGACACGACATTACCTCCTTATGTGAGTGGATGGGAGTAATTCTACTCCACATCCAGATTCACGTCAAGCCTTATTGAATACGATTTGTGATGACCAGCTCAAGCTGAGCTAACACATTGAAGGCTTCGTGTGCCAAGTGCAGCAAATCCGACTCTTCGTCTGTACAGAACTGAGCAGTCAAGCCACTACCAGATTGGATGTGACGCTTGATCCGATGGCGAGAGCCAGCAGCATCAAAGGCAACTTCAGCATTTGGAAGGTTCTTCCAATCATGAGGCTTATAGCCTTTGTGTTCAGCAGCCCATGTCATCACTTCACCTACAGCCATAATAGCGTTCGGGAAGCCATGATCAAAGAGTTCAATTGCAATCTTGCCAATCTTACGCTCTTCGAGTACAGGACGTGCGATGCCTTCAGTTGCAATGGCTACTGGAGCTTCTTCAACAATCAGCTCAACTTCTTCTGGACGCATGAAGTTTGAAGTTCCGAAGCTATTCTTAAACCGAGAGGATTCTTCGCAATCGTCATCGCTTTCGGTTCGGAAGATGATATCCCCCGGTTGATATTTACCGAGGCTATCAGACAACACACGTACAGCTGTACCTTCATCCAAATCTTTCAATTGTTTCCCTGTCAGTGTCATTCATCACCTCCGTCAATGTCTACTTCTACAAATGGAATGCCCATCAGACGCTCTAGTTGAGCAGACAGGACACGCATACACAGATACCCTTGCATGAGTTCGTCATCGGGGAATGTAGCGAAGAGGAAGTCTTGTAGGGCTTCGTACTTCGCTTGATCCACAACTTCACTCGCTAGTGCTTCAGCCATCAGCACACCGCATCATGGATTGGAAATGGAGTGGCGACCTGACCCGGAGTGCGTAGGATCGGCATTTGAGGGGTATTGTACTGCGGAGTAACTTTCTTCAGAACCAAGTTCAAATGGTCTTGAACGATCTTAACTTGCTCTTCAGTCAGAGCCTTCTGTTGACCCAGTTCCAGAGCGCCTTGAAGCCAGTAGCAAAATTGAATAGCTTCCATGATTAACCCTCCGCTTGGATTTCGTCAAAGATGTCTGCGACTTCACGCAGGACGATAGGCAGCGTTTCGAAGCTGTCCTTACCGTCGAACTTACGTCCGTCAGTGGAATAGGAAGCAAACAGGAGTCGCATCACTTCGGCTTTCAGTACATCAGATTCTTTTGGTAGATCAACGAGTTGCATCATTTTGATTCTCCTTTGTGTGGTTGAGGGGCTAGTGTATTGCTAACCCCTTGACTTGTCAAACGATATTCGACAGTAACGTCTTACGTTTCTCTTTACTCAGCTCGTTCACACGAGAGCGCCGCTGCACACCAGTGGTGATGTTGCGATACCGCTGGTACTTACCGAAGTTGCTGTAATGGAAACCATCCTTAACCCACTCATCCATGTTCAAAATGCCATCAACGTAAACGTCGAAGTTCGGCAGTTTGTCATCCCAGCTCGAAAGAATATCATACAACTCTTCCAGAGACAATACGTCATAGATGTTGTAATCCTTCATTTCAGCCCATGCTTCTGGATTACCCTTCAGGCATTCAGCCCATAGCAAATGACCCGGAAACTGCTTGTGTGTCTGCTTCTTGTACACGGTGCAGAGTTTGTCTGTCATGTACTCCAGCTTGTTGGACGTGAATCCAAACTGACGCTTGGCAATCTCCATCGTGTCAATCTGACGGAAGTGAGAAGGCTTTGGCAGGCCATTCAGAATGAACCGTGCGAAGATTTTCTTCACGTCGAAACGACGAGAGTTCTGACCAATAACGATATCAGCTTCGTTCAGCAAACGCCACAGGCTATCTAGCAGCACCGCATCATCTTCGAAGTCTTCCTGACCTTCCAAGTCTTGGTAAATCACTTCCTCAGTTCCTTTCCATTTCGCACAGAAGCTCAGGATGCTCCAGTCTTCAACGATCTGGTTCAGGCCAACGTTCTGGTCCCACAGGCGCCACACATGACCAAGAATCGGCTTGGTTTCAATGTCGATGAACAGAATCTTTGGGCCAGCTACATCAGGAGCAGAGTCGTAAGGAACGCTACCAAGCTTGCGGATGTAGTCTCCCACGGTGGAGCGGGGAATGTCAAGATGCTTTGCGATCTGACGCTGACTCATACCATCTTCCCAATACTGACGTGCTTCTAGTTTCCAGTTACTCATTCTTTTTCTCCTTTCAAAATCCAATTGGCGAACTTGATCAGTTCTTCTTTAGTAGCGTCACGCTTCATCGAGTTAGCCTTGAAGCAGATCACTTGTACGTTACCTTTCACGTAGCCCAACTCTGGAACAATTTTGTCCAGTGACATCGATCCGGGTTGACTACCTTTTCCAGAGCCAACCCCACAAATAAGTTCAATCCCGAGGATTGGGCAAACTTCTGGAATTACCACATCAGACACTTCAATGTCAAACGGGATTCCAGATTTATTTGAGCGATCCTTTGCAGCCTTCCAAAGTCTCTTCTCTGGATTTGCCTTTTTGTGTGTCATCTGGTAGACCTTTTGAAACTCAGGGTCTTTCCAGTAATCCAGTTTGCACTGGGGTTGACAAAACACCTGTTTGTAGTGGTGTTTTTCAAACGCTGCGTTACAATGTTTACACTCCACGTTTTAGTACCTCCACTACTTGGTGTCTACGTTCTTTAGCTGTTCCTGCTGCCAACACGTTGTTCTCTAAGAGCCACGCTCTGACCTCTTTAACCGGGAGTTTGCAAATTACAATCGCTTGCTTTTCAATGATTGCATCAGCAACACTCATGCCTGTCCTTTCGGCATAGGTTTTCGATTTATGACAGGGTTTACAGATTAGACCAAGGTCTTTTGCAGACACGCACACAATACCCTCTACAAACGACTGGAGGTCTTCCAGCTTGCGTAGTGAGTATTCTCCTGTGAGGTGATCCACCTCAATATCTTTCAGTGCGAAGTCCTTTTTACATTGGTAACACGTTCCACCCCAAACTTCTGGGAACCTTACAGCATTCTTGGCAACTGGGTTCTTCACCCGTTTCCGATTGGCTTTTAAGAACTCCAACTTGATCGGGCTCTTATTCCAAAGGGCACGGCGAATGCCGCCCCTTACGAAACTCAGAAAAGCCGCTTCAGTCTTCCAGATATGAGGATATTCAACCCACGGTGGCTGCTTTACTTGAGCTTTAGATTCTCTCATAGAATGCCCAACTTAGTCAAGACATTCTTAACAATGATTCGATCATCTGCCCAACGCTTCATGAATGCACAGTCAACATACATCTGCATGATGCTCAAGGCATCTGCGTCGTAGTCAATATCATTGCAAGCTGTGTAACGAAGAGGTGCAGGATACCATGTTAGATACTGCTTGTAAATAGCCTCCCAACATTCTTTATCTGTCTTACAGTCTTTCAACACCTTCAGAGCAGAGACATCACCAAACTGTACTTTTCCACCGCCAGCTTTCTGTGTCTTGATGTCGAGGATGTCAACTGGGCGGTAGCCGTCAACCTTATCTCCTGCCAGAATTTGGTAGTATAGGAACATGCGACCAGAGCCACGTACTTTTCCTTTTTCATCTTGATAGATACTCCCAAGTCCTGTAATGAATCGTGGGGCAGTGTCTTTATCTGGATTGTGTAGCCAGCCGTGACATTGACCAGCGTCTTTGTCAGACGTGTATTGAATGATCTTCTGACCGGCCTTAGCGCCATCGTAAGCACGAATAGAGGACATGTCATCCACTTCCATACCATCGACCACGATAGCTCCCAGTTCGTCTATCATCCACTGCCGAAGGGCTCCTAGCAGTGCAGGGCGAGCCGTGCCGTCACGGTTACTCTTATAGCGTCCACCAATTGTACTCTGTGTTGCGTTATCTTGCACATACATCTGAGGGAGTAGGATGAAGTCTCTGAAATTATCCTTACCAGAGATATAGATTTCTAGAGCGTTGGCACGCATTTCGTTCTGTGCCTTTTGAATCATCGAAGTTACTGTACTCTTTGCATAGCTCAAATGCTTTGGTTCAGAGTGATCAGTGATCGTGTACATGTCAAGTGTGTGATCTGTCGTTGCGAGGAACTTCTTGAACTCAGTGCGATTCTTCCATTCTTCAATAACCACTTCACCCTCTTTGGTGAATGCAGTCTTGATACTCTTCACTTCGTTAGCAGCGGCAGCCTTATAGGCGATACTGTCAGCGTCCAAGATGCCAATCACTTCGTGATTAATTTCTTCTGTCATGTTAGCCTCCATAAACAAGAAAGGCGCCACGAGGGCGCCAGATGGTCTTTCAAATTATTAGTCGAACAACTCGTTGTACTTGGCTGTTACGGCAGCGTTCTTTTCTTTGAACTCGTCAAAGGCAAGGTTCGCTTCGATCTTCGCCGCACTCGCAATCAGGGCCACATCGGCTGCTGGAATACCAGTTGGGTTTTTGTCTTTGTGGAACTTCGCATCAGCTTTGATTTGCTTGATGTCAGCGGCAGTTTTAAGTGCGTCAGTCATCAGCTCTACCAAACGATCAGCTAGTTGTTGTTGCGTCAGTGTTACGCGTTGTACATCAGTCATTTCTTTCTCCTTTTAGAGTGGGTCGTAGTGTGCTGCTACAAAGAAGCCAATGATCCAATACCAAGCTGGCAGGTCATAAGCAATGCCGAGGATTAGGCCAAGAAGCCAGATCATACATTTTCTCCGTGGTACACTTCAAAGTCTTCGTACACAACCCAACCACCTTCAGTGATAGGGCCATCATTATCGATTACATAGGCACCAGCTTTGAAGTAGAATGGATACTCATTCCAAGCTTTATCGACTGGCATGCTGAATCGATTACCGCCGATGCTGATATTCAAAGCTCCATTGAAAACTTCCATAATGTAGGCGAATGACTCACCCAACTCACACGGAATGGATACCCGTTTAGTGGCTAATCCTGTAGGAGTAGCCCGTACATCAATCCGTGCAACACCATTCCACCATGTAACCATGACAAATGGGTTGGAGGCTTTGTGTGCATGAATCTGACCAATAATCACCTTACCTGAGCTGGGAGCCAGTTCTACACGAACCATACCCGCCATGAGGTGTACTTGGGCATCAGACACCCAGTTAAATGGCTCACCAGATTCAGGAAGCGTCTCGCGGCTCTCTGTGCGTGGGTTGGAGCTGCTACCAGATGTATCGCCTACTACTGAACACCAGTAGTTTGTGTGACCTTTAGGATCAATCCAGACCAGATCGGCTGGAGGCTTTTCAGGGAATTGATATACAACCCCATGTGCTGTGATATTCCCGAACATTAGTTGTACAACCATGCTGGAACTTGAATCTCTTCAGGACCAGAGTCCATCCCGCCGAAGCTTTCTGGGTCTTCATCGATTGTGTCGATTGCTTCCTGTTCATCAGTGGTATAGTGGACGTTAGTGTACCCGTCAGTACCACCAGCATAAACGTACAGAGTTTTGGTCTTGAACACTTTCTTCAGCTCTTTACGGAATTCTTCAGCCATTCCGTTCTCTTCCGAATTCAAGTGGGACATCAGATCATCGTAGTGCTTCAGGATTTGCTCTTTCATTTTGTTCCCCTGTGTTTGTTAAGGTGAGTCGCCAGAGCGGGAGTCGAACCCGCACGCTTTTCAGCCCCGGTATCAAGGATAATGGTTGCATTATCCCATCCTCCAGTCTGTCTACCAATTCCATCATCTGGCGATAGGGCACATCTTACAGACTGTGCCCACCCCTGTCAACAATTAAAACGGGATATCGTCATCGAACGCTACTGGGACCGGAGTCACTTCAGCGGCTTTGACTGCTTCCTTCACAGCGTCCTTTGCGGCATCAGCAGGCTTGTTGCCGTAAGATGCAGCCTCAGCTTCGAAGACTGGCTTCAGAGAGCTGGTATCGTAGTTCAGGGCACGCTTCATGGTGTTCTTGATAGCAACACGCATTTGCTTCACAGCTTCAGCGTCATTCTCACCGTGCAGGTTGACCATGTGCAGCAACCCTTCTGGAACTTCAGGAATCGCAACACCTTCTGGAACAATACCTACCAGAGAGATTTCTTCAGTGAAGAACTTCTTGTCACCAGTCTTGGCTGGCTTCATCCATACACGTACTTGGAACTGTACAACTTTACCAATCAACTCACCAACGCGTTCTTTGTTGAACAGGCCGTTTTCATCCAGCAGTTCAGCAGCAGCAGCGAACTTGTGCAGGCCGTTGTTCTTGGCGAATGCCCAAACGCTCTTGTTGTTACCCAGATCGTGCTTGGTGTCACGCAGGTTGAACGGACGACCAACGATCTTGGTCTTGTCACCCGGAGTAGTGAACTCACCGTTGTAAAGCAGACGTAGAGGCAGAGGCTTCGAGTTACCGAAGAACTGACCTTTGTCTACCAGAATCTGAGGGAAGTCCACAGACACTGCAACTTGTTGTACTGGGTTTTGCACATAACGCAGGCAAAGCTTGTTATCGACTTTCTCGAAACGAACGTTGGTGCGGTTAGCGTACTTGGCAATTACTGCATCTTGTTGTTCTTGCGAACCGTCAAACTCAGGGAAAGCCTGTTTGAACTTGTCGTCAGTCACTGGGATTGCAGCATCTTCAAGCTTCTGTTCACCGAGGTCATACACGCCAGAAATCACACCCGGAATAGAGCGGGTCTTGGTGGCAGTGCCAGCCGCTTCAACTACGTGTTCATTCATTGCGTTCCAATCAACAACCTTACGCTCTTTGGTTTCGGTCTGATTGGTAGTGGTGATGTTCAGTTGGAACTTGCTCATTGTATTTCTCCTGTCTAAGTTTTCATAAATGGAGGGGCACTCGCCCCTCGGGGATTGATCCGAATTAACGAATCTCTTTCACAGCAGCGTAAGCAGTGATGATCACGCCAGCTTTCTTGCCGCCGTAACTTGCCTTAATTTCACGGGCATGGTCACGGTCGAATGTCTTACCGTATACACCATCTTCGTCTTCAACAACGTACAGATAGGTGACACGTGGTGTTGCAGGTTTGGCTTCATCGATCAGATCGAATGGAAGCTCTAGTTGTTCGGTAATTGGCTCTACATACTTCCGAATGTTTGGGAGTTCGAAAGCAGTGACGCCACCATCCAAATCTACCAGAACATCAGTAACCATACCGGAATACGGATAAGTGACAATGTTTACGATTGTACCAACTTGACCAATGAAGCTCGGGTCTAGGTCGTAATACTGACCTTCAAGGCCCCCGTCGATAATTTGAACCTTGTCACCTTCTTGAAATTCGCTCACGATGTATCCTCCTGTTTTGTTTGGTATGTGTTCATTGTACCTTGATTTGGGGCTTTGTCAAGCCCCATTTGCGCCTTAGTGGCAACCAGCCCACGAACGTTCAACGATGTATCCAGCCGTCAAGTCAAGCAACACTGGAGCTACAGCAGCATCAATGCCTTCTGGAGCAGCGTAGAACTGTCCAGCTTCGCGCACAGCGTCTGTTGCAAGCACTCCCGCTCGGCAGTAGGCCACGTAGAACCCACGGTCATTGTGAGAGATATCAGACCAGACTTCGCCAGTTTCAGCCAGCATCTTATCCTTATACTCTTGGCAGAATGCTTTCAATTTCTTGTCAGCTCCCTTCTGAGCATCCTTGTCATCGCTGGCAGTGAAGCCAATCGATTCGTAGGTGAACGACTTGAATTTGAACAACGAAGCTGTTGCTTCCAGTTGTGCTTCGTCGTGATACGCAATCATTTGCTGACAGAATGTTTTGTTCTTCCAGTCATCCAAGAAAAAGTCAACAGATAAGCCTTCTGCTTTCAGCTTACGATCATGCAACACCATCGCCCGTTTTGCACAGATAACACCGCCAGATTGGAACAAGCTATTCAGGATTGCGTGGGCAGAACGAGTAGGAACCCGACGACCATCAATACCGTAAATGAACTTCTTGCCATTCGCTTCCCATTGCTTCTGAAGTGCATCTTTCAACATCTTCAGTGGGAATGCAGCATCCCAAAACGCCTCGAACACTTGAGTACCAACTTCAATCGAACTCCCGATTGTCTTGGCTACCTTAGCAGCTTGAGCGCCGTATGTACAGCCGTATTTCACGTTCTTCGCTGGACTCCGACCGAAGTCAGTACCAATGATCTTGCTGATAGCCTTCGCCATCATTGTGTGAACGTCAAATGGTTTCTCCAACATCAGAGACTTGCAATATGCCTTATCGTGTGCGTCATACATGTAGCAGTATGCGGACTCAACTCGTGCTTCCAAGCTATCAAAGTCATACCCAATCTGGAAGAAGCCCTTATCGACTCCAAACAGCTCTCTAAGCTCTTTCCCGAACAAAGAGGTAACTCGGGGTACGTTGGCCACCTTACGGTGCTTAAATCGACTTGTAGCGGCTCCACATGTGTCTGCTGGAGTTGCAATACGACCATCAGGACGAACACCAGCCATGTAACCTTTCTCTGGCTCTTCCTCTGGGTCTTCCCAATCTTGACCACCACCAAGAATACTGTTACGACGGTGCTTGAACGTTAGGTATTCAACGATGTCCTTTGTGAAAGGAAACTGCTCAGTGATACGTTCCAAGTCGGGACACATTTCTTTATCCGCTCCGACTGTAAAGCTCGGGTTGGACAAGACTTTCAGTCCTTGACGTTCAGCTCGTTTCAACATCTGCCGACGTACAAAGTCTTTACCACTCTTAGGCGTAACACCCAAGCCTTCAAGATGTTCCAATCGATGAGTCTTAAAAGCACTCTCGAATGTTTCATCAATGTAACGGTTGATCTTGATAAGAAGTTTCTCGCTGTCTAGCTTATTCTTCTTGTCATCAACTGTCAAGTCCTTTTCTTTGTATTCGTTTGGATGCCATCCCAAGCTAACCAGCCAGTTTTTGATGTGGGTTGTGTTCCCAATCTCAGCAGGCATGTGCGTCTTGAGCGGGACTTCTGCTGGCAGCGGTAGATCATACTCATTACCAAACATCATCAGCTTACGGCCATCTACAACACCGCCATGCTTCGCAATGAATTTCTCCATGTGAGCATTCAGTTCGCCATTCAGTTTGAACTGTTTGGCTGGTGGAGTGTAATCACCCATGAACTTCTTGGTTGCTGGACGTGGAGGCAACAACGGTTCAACTTTCACCCGTCGCTCTTCCATCATTGCATCCAACTTCGTCAGAGCAGCCTCGGCCTTCTTCATGTCAAACCAGAAGCCACGGTGTTCCTGTCGAGTGATCAGCTCAGCTACAGCGTGTTCCAGCTTCAATGCAGAAGCCCACTTCTGAAACTCTTGCATGCTGTCCAAGCCATACGTTTCAATCAGCATATTATAAACTTCTGTGTTCGCCTTTACGTCGAAGATACAGTAGTACAACATATCCGCTGCGAAGTGTTTGAATCGCTCGCTTACGTGAACCTCTTTACGGAACTTGAACTTCTCCGAAGTACCACCAGCAGCCAGCTTATCCAGTGAGTGACCGCCGTATCGATCTGGGTTTAGGCACTTGGATACAACCAGTGTGTCAAAGATTGACAGAGGCTTTCCAGCCCATTTGTCCTTTGTCCACGTGGTCAATCCACCGTCTTTGATTTCATCGCCAATGCTGTAATCAAAACCATACACGGCTTTCATTGCCAGCAAGTCATAACTGATTTGGTTGTGTGCTACCAGTCGATTGAACTTTGTATTCTGGATGAACCCTTTCAGTTCAGCCATTGGTCGGTGTGTGTACTCCACTGGCTCATAACCTTCAGCAAGTGTGTAGACGCAGCCTTCAATCGTTTCCGAATACTCGCGACCATCGAATACATATTTCTCTCCACCGTGGAATGCAACAATCTCACCACTCACGTGGTTCTGGAATACAACGCAGTGTGTACTATAAGACGGAAGCAGCTTGTACGGAGACGCTTGGTAATCAATCGTTTCTTCGTTCAAGAGGTTCGTTGCTTCAATGTCCCATGTCCAGTCGTCGGCCTTGGCCCACGGCTTCTTCATAAATGGAATCATACATCCTCCTTTGAGTTGATGGGAGAGATTGTAGTGTCTCTCCCATCACGTGTCAAGCCTATTCGTCTTCACCGGCTTGGAAAGCTTCATACTCAGCTTTGACGGCTGGGTTACGATCCAAGTAATCGTTCAAGTCGTACAGCTTGTGTTCACGGTTGACGTAGATATAACGTCCTGCGACTGGAGCTGTGTTACCAGTCCAACGGCATTTGGTCATCTTGAGCTTCGTAACGTTTCGTTCAATCTCGTTCTCAGCTTCTTTGTTACGTGTGAACAACAGGTTGCAAGCAGCCGATTTGAAGATGGCGCTAGAGCCTTGGAAGTCTTCTTCATGGATGTCAGCACCAGTGGAGTTGGCCTTCTGTCCACCGCTGCTCTTACGAACGTGGTTGACGTTGATGAAGGTTACACCGTGAGACTTCACAGTCCCTTTCATGAATCGCATGAAGACAGCCTGCTCATCGATGCTCATCCCGTCCAGAATATCCTGAAGTGGGTCAAGTACAATCACCTTACAATCGCATTGAATGATAAGGCTCATGATCATTTCTTTTAGCTCTTCAATCGAGCCATCACGATCATCAACCAAGTGCCATCTGTGCGAGCCATCTGTGTTGAAGAACAACTCATCACTGGCTTCCTGTGCTTCTGGGCTATTCAGGAACGCTACCTTGTCTTCTACGCTTGGAATCAAATCAATCTTGATACCCATGTGTCGAGACAGAATCTTCGTACCGTACTGGGCACAGTCGCTTTCAAGAGAAATCACACCAATCTTGTGTGGACTGTTGAAAATCCAGTGGTACACACATTCATCAATGATTGTCGATTTACCCGTACCCGATGCCGAGCCCAAGTTTACGATAACCCCAAGCGGAATACCACCACCCATTAGCACTTCTACTTCGTGCATGAAATCTGGCAATGGAATCTTAGGAACGATTGCCGCTTGACGGATTGCAGTCATCAGTGTGCCGCTACCTACAATACCTGTTGGCGTGTAAGGTTGTGCTTTGAAGAATGCACTAACAAATTCACGAGAACGGCTTACGGGCTTCTGTGCTTCATTGTCCCAGATGTAGCAGTTTGGGTCTTTCAGTCCCATATCCATCACATAAGCTTTACCCTTCGGTAGAGCCTTGGCAATCTTCAGTGCAGCTTCCATCCCAGCCTTATCGTTATCCATACAGATGATCACACGCTCGAAGCGGTTGAACCATGCATACTGAGCCGCTACCTGCTTGTGAGCGCCGCTTTCACCAATAGTAGAGCTGACTACTGGGATACGTTCGAACGCCTCTTCACCGGGCTTACGCTTGCCTTCCTGATAGTCAAACAACATCTGGCTTGCAGAGAGTTGATCCAGCTCACCACCAACGATCAAGCAATACTTGTCACGTCGTTCTTTGAATCGGAATTGACCAAACAGTTCGCACTCTTTACCAGTCTCGCCAACTGGGGATGGGAATGCCTTTGGAACCTTACGACCTTTGTAGCCTGTGAGCTGGTAATCAATCGTACAAGGATATAGTTGCTCGTTCACCAATCCAGTGTTCTGGTCGATCCCGTGCAAGATACCAAAATACTTGGCTGTATCAGTTCGGATGCCACGGAACCCGTAGGTTTCATGCGTGTATGCTTCTTTCATTCTTGCATGAATATCTGGATTAAACGGACTGCCCACGAAATCGTACTCCTTTTCTTCTTCAACACCATTTTCTTCGAACCATTCTTCGCTTGGGATTGTGAACCCGCAAGTCCCGCCCCAGCAGAATGCTCCCTTATGACGACCAACACTGTCAGTCCCGTAGACCATCAGGTTGTCGCCGTTATTATCTCCACCCTTCTCACGGCACTTTGGGCAGGCTGTCTTCCCGCCGTGAAAAAGGTCAATGTCATACTTCTCAGCGAGTTGCAGCGGATTCACAGAGACACCTTACCTTTCGGAGTGATGAAGTATTTCACACTGTACGTGCTATTATCATACAACTCACGCCGTAGCTGTTCTACTGCTGCTTCAGCAGCTTCGTAGCTGTTATATTCTATCACGACAGACGAAACAGCAACAGATGGTTTGTTGATGATCAGAAGTAGGTTATACACTGACCACCTCCAACTCTTGTTCATCGAACGGCCAGTTGTAATCACCGTCACTGTCGGCGTGTTCATCGCACATTACTACCTGAACCAGACTGTAATCCAAAGCTACGATACGCCCAGTCTTACCCGGTTGCAGCTCTTCTGCCACGTATGGGCTCGAAACGATTTTAACGCGATCACCAATTTTCATTCTTCAATCCTCCGTTTGTGTTTTGGTTTCCGACGATACTTTGTGCGATCAGGTTCTACCTTTGGCACGTTCACACGTCGGTTAGGGCCAGCTAAGGGATTCCGTACTGGCTTAGACATATCTTACCCACGTTTCTTGTTCCAAGTCGAGGTGATATTGGTCTTTCTGTGTGGCTGACTCAATGATCACCAACCATTCTGATGCAAATATAGGCGTGGCACGTACAGAGAAATCTGCTGGCACCTTTATAGAGAGTGCATCAAGGAAGCCTTGAAGCTTTCCTACGTTTGTCTGTCTCATATCGACTCTCCTTAATTCATTTCATTGTAAACGCCGCCAGCGGCAACACAGCCACCGACAAACCCCAACATCATGCAGACGAAGCGCCCGTCTTGTGTCCAGTCCCCGATATTGAAGCTGTTGCCGACGAAGGCACCCATCATGAAGAATAGAACCATTACGAGGACGAAAGCTAGGAGAGCTGCGAGAACCTTCATTTTTGTTTCTCCGTGTTTGGTTGATTCGGCAATTCTACACCGTTTCCAGTGCGTGTCAACTACTATTTCATTGAATTTCAGGCAGCAAAAAGCCCGCTCAAGGCGGGCTAAATGCTTCTGTAGACGACAGCTTGGGGCGTCATCAGGGTTGGTCGGCTAGGACCACTACAGTCAGGCAATGATAACCTGACAACCTATAATCCAAGATTTAGAAAATCTTTAGGCTTTTGTCGTTACGTGTTTAAAAGGTTCATTGTTGAGCCTTAAGCCTTAATCTCTGAGCTATAAACTTTGATCGTGATCAATGAGTTTATGCTGGGTTCGAACCAGCTATAGATTCTTAAAATAGAATTTAATCTCCGCGATTGGCTCCCCTGTTTAGGCCACAGGGGAAAAGGCCAGCCGAATTTAGACAACTCATCGCTACAGAATGAAGCAGCTTACGCTACTTCGATTTTGGTGGTGGCATTGACTTCAGACAGCGCGTAGTCAACTTCCAGAAGGAAGCCTTCAATGTTCGCTTGCATTTTGTCAATGACAACTTGTAGACCGTTTGCGTCCAGAAGCTTGGCTTCGTTGGACTTCAAGAATGGATTAGCAATTGCCGCTACTTCTGCTTCATCAACCTTGCGGTCTTTGCCGACAGTAGTTTGAATCAACTGATCCAGACGTTGGTTCACTTGAACGTTGGTACGCTCAACAGTCTGAGTTGCTTGAGCCAGTTGCTGTCGCAGGTTTTGGAGCAGCACTTGTTCCAACTGAATGGAACCCTTACGTTCGATGGCTTCAGCGACAGTCATGGTGACATCGTTGATTACGACAGTGGCAACAGAGTTGCTTTTGACGATAGCCGATTTCAGAGCTGTACGCTGAGCGATCAGACCTTGTACCGATTGCAAGTTGGCTTTCAGGGTTACGATAGCTTCCGCTTCGCTCACACCAGAACCATGCTTACCACCCACAAGAGTGGTGATGAAGTTTGCGTTGGAGCCGCGTTGGATACGGTCGTTCAACGATTTAACTTGAGCCAAGGCCCGAGTGATACTAATCTGAGTCATTTTGTTCTCTCCTTTGTTTGTTCCGATGTGGTCATTGTAACAGGGTTTCGCCTGCTGTCAACCAATAATTTTGTAAATCGTATTCCGTGTTTCAATGAAATTCGTACCAGCTTCGTCTCTGTAGACGTTCTTGATAGCACTGGTCCGTACAGGAGCGCCATCTGGGAAGATGCCACGGCTGTCGTTGTAGACATAACCAGTTGCTACGAACGTGTCAACGCCGATTGCATAGATGCTTTCGAACACCATATCAGCATTGAACTTGTCTTCTGGCTTGGCATCCAGAGGGAGGATTCGCCATTCCATGCCTTGTAGTTCTTTTTCAAGGCTCATACTCGTGCTACCTCCAGTTGAGCCACTGCTGCATCGAAATCATCTTTGTAATAGGTCTTGCCAAAGACAATCACTTTAGGACGGAGCGCTTGCAATTCAGCAATCACCAATTTGTTCTCAGTGATGACTCGAACCTCTTCGTTCTTGTGTTCATCAAAGTGATACGGAGTGTCGCCGTGAGTGATCAAGCCATCTTCGTAAGTGTAGATGTATGGATGGTTTTCATTCGCAATGTTGTTCCCATTGATACCCCAAGCATACCCTTGCTTGAACAGTTCTTCTTGCAAAAGACGGCTGACTGTTGCGTTAGCTACTTTAAATTTCTGATTCTTCATTGTGTTCTCCTTTTGAATTATTGGAAACTAAGCATTGCTGCTTCGAGTTCACGCACTTTACCATCATTACTGATTGCCTGCAAGACTCTTTTGGCAAAATCTGCATTTGATTCTGAGTGACCTTGTGCAAAGGTGATGTCAATTCGTTGCATCACTGCGGTTCGTTCTGAAACTCGCAGCTTGAAGAAAGCGTGTGCCAAATCTCGATTCATTATTCTATCCTCATTCTGGTGATGAATTGTGTCCAGCGAATGTACGCAGCTTCTGGACTCTTGTCAAACGAATTCAAGCCAATGCCTGAGCATTCCCAGAGCCCGTGCTTCCAATATTTGATACGAGGCTTATTCATCTGGGCCATGCTCTCCTTGATGTGTAGTCATGGAATCTCACTGACCACTTGCTGTAGTTTGACAGAGCCATCAAAGGATGTGCCACTGCATCGTGTAATACGGCCCATCGTAGCACCTCTTTTACATTCGTGCAAGCGCTATTTGGATCAGTCTTCATCTTGCCACCACAGTGTCTTTCCAGTTAACCTTTTGTACGCTTGCCAGTACGTTTTATTGGAGCTTTTGGACAGGTAAACAGGGTCTACCCCTTTCTCCATGCAGAAAGCTTTACAGTTGGCAGCCATGTCAAACCATTGAACAAGATTTCCGTAAAGGTCTTCAAGCATGTAGCCATGCTCAGTTTTGATAATCCAACGCATCAGCTTAACCACGCACCGAGTTTGTACATTCCTGTTGTCTCCTTCACGAGTTGTTCCAGTAGTTCTTCCCGCTCATCTTGGAACACTTCGAGTGCTAATGTCAAGAGAATATTGTTCCGTGTGAGAACATCATTTGCTAGCACGAAATCCAACCCGTTGTTGTGCATCGACTGAGCAGCCTTTGCCAGTTGTTCTGCTGGCTTTGCACCGTGAGTGGTCTTGAATCCAGCTACAACGATGTCTGGGCGTTCCTTTCGGATGGTTGCCAATATCTTACCCTGAATACCTTTCAACGTCACACCGTAATCCTGAGAGCTTGACAGACGACCTTCACCCGGATTCTCAATCTCGAAGTCACAGATGGCAGCGTTCATGATAACCACCTTCACCATCTTGTCTTTCAGCATGTGTTCCACATACAGAGCCACGTCTGCGTTGGTAACGAGGTTGCTTGCAGGATCAGCCATCTTGGTCAGAACCAGATGGGATTCAAGGACACCAGTGTCAGTGAACATCGAGTGAAGCTTCTTGGCTGTCCCGCCGAACGCAGGAGCTGCTAGAGACAGATGACACGAGATATGATTGAAAGTACCACCACCGATTACGATTACTTTATGCATTTTCTATCTCCTTCTTGGCCCATTCGATTGCTGCCACAAGAACATCCCCGTGGCAGGCTTGAGGGGCACAATAGCAAGCTAATCGTTTTCCGTCAAGCGCTATCAAGTCTTCTTTTGTAACAGCGCCCGTTTGGATCATGAACCACAATGATTTCTTATAGGCAGCTACAGCTTCGTCCCTTGTATCGACCTTGAAGACAGCTAACGTGCCTTCTTTGTGACTATGTGGATTACCCCAGCGACTACCACGGCCAATGTATACGATGTCTGGATCATCCATGTTCACTTTGTATTTGTTAACCACTGTACACATATACATATCCTCCTTCTGATTTGTGTAATACTTATATAGTAATAACTCTTAGAAGTCAATACCTTTAGAGTAATATTATTATTTCTTTTAAGATCAAGAGCTTTAAAAGCTTTTAGGGTACTCAGAAATTGGGATTTGTCAAGCCCTTGTGTAAAATAAATATTTCAGGCACAAAAATGCCCGCCACGTTACCGTGTGCGGGCTCTTACTCGTTCTCGAAGATCATCAATTTCTCGTTTCATCCTTTTCATATCATCATCCATTAGATCGTACCTCTTGTTGGTTACGAACTGCTGAGTGTTCAATTGCTCCTGCAAACTGTTAACCTTCGATTCATATTTGCGATCCATCGCTGCTATCTGGCGCGTATATTCTTGTTTTGCAACTTCTAGTTCTAGTTGGCCTGTTTTATTATTATAGGCAGGGAAAGCCAGTAGCAGAATGCAGACAAGGAGTGCGATTACCAGACCACCACCAGTAATGATTAATGGCCATTCGTGTTCCCTTGTCATAGTAGTTCCCCTTATTTCTTGGCAGTGTTATTAGACTCCAATCTGTCCATCAAACGTTCCAGCCATTTGTTGGTGACTTGTTGTTCATTCTTAATAGATGTAATCTTGGTATCCATAGAAGATTCAAGTCGGCTGATTGCAGTGTTAAGTTTGTCTTCTGTTACTGTTGTGGCTTGTAGTGTATAAATCCTGTCGTCCAGTTTGCCAATTTGTGTTTGTTGGTATCCTACAACACCGACACAAACCATCAGCAAAGCTCCAGCTACATAACTCAGAACACCTTTCACCATATCATTTGTTGCCGTTGCCATAGATTTTCTCCTGCTTTTCAAACCATTTCTTATGGTCTGAGATTCGGTTATTACACTTCCATACTTCGTATGTGTTGGCTGCGTATGCACGAGCCAAAGCACGAACAGTGTTGTCCTTTACACGTTCTGGGGTACAAGGAGTAAAGAACTCACTTGGAGGGCGTAGCACAACCGTTTTTGTCACCGTCACAGTATGCGTTGTCGAACAACTGCATAAGGCTAGGGCTAAGACGGTCATCATCAGAAAAGCCTTCAGGCTTCGTAGGAGCTGCATCAGATGGTTCCTTGAGGGTCAGGGTGGGTAGGGCATTGATCGCGTCTCCTACGGCCTCCTGAGAGGCGTTGAGGGCATTCTCTTTGCGGTAGTGTTCAGCCAAAGATTCAATAGAGATTAAACAGGAGGATTTCGCCTGCTCTGTCATCTTCTCACTAGCCTCTACTGCTGCCATATACACAGCCACTTCCCGTTCAAGCCTTTGAACGTCTCCATGTAGCTTGTACGAATACCCCATAATAGAGAGTGTCAAAATGACAAACCCAATCATCAAGTATGTTTTAAGAGTTGTTAGCATCTTCTTCTCCTTCCTCCGTCGTAGTGTAATAAACGAGTCCAGCTCGAACTATTGCTACGAATGTTGCAATCCCTGCATACGATCCTTGCGGGAGAAGAGGTTGCCACAACATCATCAATGGTTCTGCTGCAAGGAACACAGCGGCTAGAATACCTAGCCCCATTTTCATTTTCTTAGACATATGCAACCTCCATCATTTATTTGAAACTAGCGTAAGCCTCTACCAGTTTGGTGTCATAGTTATTCTTAGCGTAGGCTGGTCCATTGTAGAGCTTGGCAAACTTGGCCCAGTCTTTAGCTTTTAGTGCTGTTAGCATCGAAGGGTTGATCTTGATGAAGCGAACGAACGTATCAAGTTGACTTGCTTCGCTCTTGTATTGAGCATTAACGAAAGCCTGTATACTTGGATACCCAAGTGCCTTATAGTGGAATCCCATGATCTGGAACAACCCCCACGAGCAGGATTGTAATGCACATTCACGATCAATCACGACAGCCTTCTCAAGCCGTGTGTGTTCAGCAGTACCACCTTTGTAACCTCCCGCTTTAGGGTCTACAACGTCACTCAAGGCTGGCTCTGTTCCAGTCTTAGCCTTGAGTAGCTTGTACATCCAATGCCGCTCAAAGAGGATCACAGGAGCCCCGATGGGGAGGAAGCCGCTTCCACGGCTCTCCACTTTGGTGATTGCTTTAACGGAGGCAAGATCAACTCCGAGGGATTCAGCAGCAACTTTGTATTCAATATCAGTCAACATAATTAAAATCCAATCGCAAACCAGTGGGCTGTGCCAGCACGGTTGTCACCATTAAGCAGAGTCACACCACCAGTATTTAGGTTGTTGAATCCCATCATACCTGTAGAGTTTTGAACAGTTCCATCGTACCCGCCCGGAATCAGAAGACTCCAGCTTAGGTGGAAGGCAGCATTCGGGAATCCTCGTGGGAAGCCCACTCCAACCACAGAGTCAGCACCAATACCTACTTGACCCCATTGCAGAATCAATCCAGATGGTAGTTGTGTCCAACCATTGCTTCCGAACGATGTGGTGAAGTCCAAGTCACCCGGCACGCCATAGACATTTCGTGTAGACAAATTACCAAGTCCAAGGTTGTTACGTGCGGTTTGTACGTTGGTCAAATCTCCAAGGTTGTTGCCACGCCACAGGAATACTTCGTTGTTAGATTGAGCAGCAGTACCAAGTCCAAGGTTTGCACGGGCAGTAGGAACACTTGCAAGGCCAGACAAGTTGTCAGACTTGAACATAACAGTAGTCGGGTTTGTTGTAGCTAGTGCAGTTAGCCCTAGGTTGTTACGTGCGGTAGACACGTTAGACAAATCAGCTAGGTTCTGGGAAGTCCGTAGGAAGTACGTCTCAGGTTGAGTTGCTGTGGATGTCAGTCCAAGGTTGTTACGTGCAAGAGGTTTGTTAGGAACATCAGCAAGGTTGCTTGCAGTTTGCAGGAAGAACCCAGAAGCTTGGGTAGACGCATCACCAAGGCCCAAGTTAGTACGAGCCGTGGCCACGTTACCAAGACCGGCAAGGTTACCAGATTTCTTCAAGTAGATCGTCGCACCTTTCAGCGGAGTAACTGCCTTGTCGTCAACTGCACCAGTTTCTGTTTCAGAGATTGTAGCATAACGAGTTGTACCGTATGCAGACTCTGTAGCAGGGGTAAGCAAACTTGTAATCTGAGAGAGTGGAACAGCATGCTGCGGAGCAGATGCGTTACCAACCAAGAATGGAGTAGCGTTGTCTCCACCTTTGAAAGCATAACGTGTGTCTCCTTCGGCTTTACTATATACAGACAAGTTTGCACGAGCTAATACAATGTTGGAAATACCAGAGAGAGTTGCGTAGTTAGCGAGGTGGGCATTTAGAGAGGATTGAACAACTTGAACACTTCCGTACTCTTCAAAGGCTAGACGCCAGTAGAGATTGTTGTTTGTGTTGGTAGGATCAAGCCCTGTGTTTGTTTGAAGGCACTTGTAAATGAATCCGTTACTACCTTGAGTGTAAGACAAGTTCCCTTGGTACTCAGTGTTAACGTCCCATTCAGGGATACCGTGTTGGTTGAAGTGAGCAATGGCCGTGTCTTGACGGTTCATAGCCCAGTTCTGATATTCGTATGGAGGGAGTTGAACTACCCAGCCAATGTTCGTCTTTGTGATACCCGGATCAACTCTAGTACCTGTAGAGGCCCAAATCGTGTTCAGGGTTGTGGGCTTAGAAATGTTAGCCATGCGATTCTCCAATAGAAGAAGGGGCCTAAGCCCCTATGATTATTTAGCGTCTGGAGCTACTGGCATAACTTCTGGGAAGTTTTCAGTGCTAGGCCATTCGCGAAGGGCATTACGATATTCACGCCATGCCTTTTGTGTTCCAATTCCCGTCACTCCATCCTGAACTTTCAGTAGCTGGATATCAGCCCTTGCGAGTTCAGCATCACGGGATAGACGGGCTGTAACACTTAGGGTAAGGGCTAACTCTTCCAAGCTAAACTCTGGTTCTGGCGTATTGCCAGCGCTGATCCACGCTAAATAAGCCACGTAGTCAGAGTTACCTACGTCTTGTGGAATTGCTGCACCATCCGCTAGGCGGATAATGTATTCTTTGTTAAGTTTGTACATGATAACTCCTTACTTTAAAGTTCAGACTCAGAAGACCAATGCCAACCGTAAACGTTGTTAACTACAGC